AAGATTCGCGAGATACGCCAGCAGGTTTGCCATATCCGCATATATGCTCGGATCCATGTTTCCGGTTTCTGCGGAATCCTGCACGACCAGTGCCAGACTCTCCATGAGTGTCAGGACATTGTCTTTATTTATCATCTCAGCTTCCCCTCTATGCATAGTCAAATTCATTTTGACATGCACATCAGTACGGGATATACTGACAGTGTATCAGGTACTGATGTGCTTGGTTCTCATAAAACGGTTGCGGTTCTTGGTCGGATAGCAACCGTTTTATTTTTTGATCTCAGCCTTCAGCAGCTGGATCCCCCGCATGATCGCATCGGTTCTGGATATCTGCAGAGAGTCTGCGCATTCCTGAATATCCTTCGCCTCCTGCTCGGTCAGCCGAACATTCAAGCTGACTTTTCGCGGGTTGTCTTTAGGCGGTCTGCCTGTTCTTGGGCTCATGTTCATCACCTCACTTTCTGCCCTTGCAATAATTGTATTACTGCACGCGCATAAAGTCAAGTGATTTTATAAATATTTTTAACTCAAGTCAATTTCGGTTGTCCGGGTTGAAGTCATCACCGTGCTCCTGTCTCCATTTCCGGATGCTTTCCGATGAAGCCGTGAACCACCCGATCCCGGCACAGATCGCGCACCATGCGCCCCAGACCTTCAGATCCGGGAACCTCTCCGTATAACTGAACGCAATGTATGCAGCGATGCCATACAGTATCAGCAGTGTTACTCCTGCGCTCTTTCCTCCCGCGCGCATGACAATGCTCACGATTCCGCCCGTAAGCATCAACGCGCTCACAAAGAAGCCTGCTATGGCGGTGTAATCCGGATTTTGTGCCGTTAAGAGGAACGGGATCAGTGTAACTGCCTGCGCAGCCACGAATACTGCAAGCACGATCGATAAAATCCCTGATACAAGTCTCCATGTTTTCATGATGCCAACCTCCTTTGCAAGATATCAACATCATAGCACATTATTGACCTTTGCGTTTATAAACCCTCTCCATCGCGTACCGGGTCATGTCGATCGAATGGTTATTCGCATCCGGATAGCTGCTGATCACTTCGTCATTATCCGTGCGCTCGTATTCATACTCGGTGAACTCTGTCGCCGTGTAGGGGCACCGCACCGGATCAATCACGATCTTTACCAGAGACTGCAGCCACTTCATGCCATACCGCACACTGTCCGGGCCCTTGATCGCCGGCCGGCACAAAGATCCATAGTCACGATAATCGCCTACTGATTTTTTCTCTGCCGAATCTGCCGTGATCAGATCCTGACTCGTGACACCGTGCTGCATGACAAGCCGGTTCCATGTCTCGGCATTGCTTGTCCTCCAGCATCTCATCTCGTCGAAGATGTACAGCGTGCGCCTTGCGGCGTCATACGCCATCTTGCCCCAATGGAACGGATCCGGATACCAGCCCCAGTCAATGCCCATGTAGATCTCACCGAACGTGTTGATCTCCGCATCGGTGATCGGACGGATCTCAAGGTTCTCGAAGACCTCACCACCGGTGCCGACTGCGTCGCCCAGATATTCATGCTGATAGGCGCGCGGGTTAGTCTGCGCCAGATCATCCGCGTCATCGAAGAACTGCTGTCCCAGCCACTCACGGGGCACCTCCAGATAACAAGACTTATGCCGGTATGCGCCCCGGCGTGGCTTCAGGACATATTTATTCGCCCAGTTGGATATACTGATCGGCGGGTTGAAGCTCTTGAACACCGTATACGTCGGGCCGCCACGCAGCACCGACTGCTGAACTGATCGGATCTCCTCCTCCCCGGCAAATTCGTCAAGCTCCTCAAACCACAGATACTTGATATACCCTTTGGACACTTTGATCGATTTCAATTTTTTGGCCTTGTCCAGTCCCCTGAACAGGATCACCTGCCCTGTCGGGATGTAAACCGCTTTGTGCGGGTTGACCGTCGTCTTCCACTGGTCGTTGACGCCCAGCGCATCGATCGCCCACAGGATCTGTTCGAAGACAGACGTGCTGATCGTACTTGCGACCTTCCGGAACACCACCGCATTCGCCGCCGGATCCTGCATAATGCCCATAACAATCTCAAGGCTGATGAAGGAAGACTTCGTGGAGCCACGCCCGCCATACAGGTCATAGTAGGTATGCAACCCATCCAGAATGTCCCAGTGCACGGGATAGAACGCCGGTGCTATCAGATCTGTCAGGCGTACACCTGCCTTACTTCGCGCCATCGTCCTTCTTTTCCTGCTTCTGTTCGTCCGGCTTCTGCAACGGGTTGAACACTGCCGTGTCTGTATTCGTATTCGCCGCAGTCGTGCCTCTCGGGATGTCGTTGATGATCGTTACCACCGGCCCCTTGTTCTCCTCGACTGCCTCAACCTGCCAGCCGGGGAAATTGCGCTGCAGGTTGAACGCCGCACCGTGGGCCCCGTCTCTCGAATCCAGCCGCTCCTCCCAGTATTTTTCAACGCGGGATCTGGCCACAAGCACCGTATCAGTGAACGCCTTCTTGGCTTTGTAATGCTGCAAAGAAAGCCTTGTTTTGAATCCCAGTGCAAGCGCAAGCCCCGTGATCGTGGGCGGGCGTCTGTTCAGATAAATCGGATCGCCCCACTTGGTCAGCATCGGATCCCCGTTGTGATCCGTCAGCAGCGTACCTTCACACTCCTCGAAGTACGCGTCGATTTTTTCCTGCATCTGCTCCGGTGACTCATATTTCGGCTTGCTCCCGTATGTATTTCCCTTTTCGAAAGCCATACAATTCACCTCACTTTTGCACTAAAAAACCGCCCACCCTGAACGGGTGAACGGTTCAACATCATTTCTTTTTGCTGTTTCCTGCGCCTTTTTTGATTGCCGGCGTCTTCTTGCCGTTTTTCTTGTCCCACTCTTCAGCAGCTTTCCTCATACCTGCGCTGAAATAGCCTGCAGGCTCCTTGTAAATGACCTTTTTCTTTGCCATGTTCTCTGCCTCCCGTGATTATTTGTATTTCTTCAGCTGACTTATGATCGCCTTACTCACAGCGCTCGCCTTACTGCCGTTGCAGTAATAGTCCGCGACTGCTTCTGCGACGCACTCGGCATAGCTGTCCTGTGCATAGCCGGAGATCCCACCAGCCCATGCCTTGGTGCCGCCTGTTCCGTGTGTAGCCTTGTACGCTGCGTTCACGACCTTCTCTGCCGCGTCATCCAGTGATACTCCGGGGCCCATCTTTTGAGCGACGTGATCCGTCAAGGCGTGCCCCATCTCGTGGAATGTCACAGCTTCCGTACCTGTCCTGTCACCTCTGGACGGATGGTACTTCTCTGCGACGCTCTGGTCATACACGGCGTTCATCTTGTCGATATCCGTGTACTGGATGTTCATGCCCAGAAATCCCTGTCCATAATAGCCCAAAGTAGAGAATTTGTCAGCACCTCCAAGCTCGGACGCGAACACCTGCTGCACTGTATTCATGATATCGTTGAAATCGCCCTGTATGACAGAAACACTCGTGTTTACTGCGTCTACAAATTCAGCGTTATCCTGATCGTGCCGATACGTCCATACGTCAGTTTCGTTGATGATGTTGATACTTTTACCGCTGCTCTTCGACAGCGATTCACCCATTCCGGAACCGCCTTTTGCCATATCTCTTCTCCAAATCTGCATGAAAAAACCGCTTGACGTGCAAGCGGTTTTAAATGCTGTTTCTATCAATCAACACGCACTACCGGGCGCGGCGCCTTCGGCGGCCTGCCCTTCGGCGTTGGTTTCCTCTTCGTACCTGCTGCCGGCTTCTTGACCTGCTTCTCCTTTTTGACAGCCATGTTTGATCACCTCACTATCGGTTCAGGCGAGTCCATCAAGGCAAGCTCTGCCTCAATCGCTTTGCGGGCCCAGTCCGGTGCATCGTCCTTGATACCGATGATGTCATCATCCTCGTCCAGTATCGCCCACTCCTCTTTCGCCTTCAGAAAAGTGTCCAGCTCCTTCGTCTGCATCTCCATATCAGCCCAGCTCCTTCTTCAGCTCATTCCAAACCGCGATCGACAACGGCTTCGCCTTGCTCCCGTTTGCGGCGTAATCTGCCACGCACTCCGCAAGGCACTCGCTCTTGTTTTTAGCGGCGTACCCCGATACCTGCTTGATCAGCTGACCGTTCAGCAGACCCTTGCCCTCCGGCGTTTTCTTAGCCGCTTTGCACGCCCTGCTGACGATGTCCTTGGCCAGCGTGCACTTGTTCCATGCATCG